TGTCTATCAAGCTCATTTCGTAGCACTCTTCCGGTCGCCTGCCGCTGGCGTGCAGTCTGATGCGCAGTTCTTGCAGGGCGCTACGCTTCTCTAGATTTGCCGCCCGCAGCCGCTCGCACTCGGCCCGCGCCTCCGCCAGTTCGGCGGTCAGGCGGGCGTAGTCGGAATAGTTGACGTGCGATCCGGTCGCGGACTCATACACGCCATCTTCTTGCCCGAAACAGTGGAACCGGCGCACGAGCGCATCGGGTGAGGGCGGGACAGGATGTTGGAAGGCGCCGGCCACGTCGAGAGTGATGTCTTGGGGCATGTCAGTCTCCGAAATTGGCGAATGGACGAATGGTCAAATGGGCACTCTGCGGACGGCGCGGGCCCGACACTCGTCGCCCTTGTGGCTGCCGTACTGGTGGCCATCGTAGAAGTGCTGGAACCACGCGTACTCGTCGTTGCCGGCGTACTGCGTCGACGTCCAGTACCAGTCGCGCTGGAACTCGCACTGCAGTTCGCCGAACAGCAGCATCGATTCCAGACGGCTTGGCAAGTACCAGTCGTCGAAGCCGCCGATGCGCAGCGCGCGGATGGTCGCGGCGAGTTTGCTGCCAGCGGCGGCCATCGCGTCAGTGTTGGCGAGCCCGTCGGCGTAACTCGTTGCGGCGGCGACCTTCTTCTTAGCGCCCCACGCGACGCGCGCGATCTCGCCCTCGTCCTTCAGCGAGACGATCAGCGCGTAGGGCGCGGCGCCGATGAAGTAGCGCCCGGCAAAGATGCCGCCCGCGAATTGCTCGCCGGCCGCGGTGGGGATTTCGAGTGTCGCGGTGTTCATGGTGTCCTCCAGTGATAGTCAGTCCGACGGTGCAACGTGCCCGGCGCGCTCGGCCAGGGCCACGTAACCAACGATGTCGCGCCAGTGGTCGCGGTGGCGCGGTGTGTTGACCGCCCGCGCGACCTTCAGCGCAATCATCGCCAGGCAGACCTGCTCCGGCGTCACCGTGGCCCCGAAGATCGGCGACCACATTGCCGCGATCGCCGCGAGGTTCTTCCCCGGCTCGCCGTGCGTCTGCTCGCGGTCGCCGTAGATGATGTCGCGCGCCTCGGTCAGCACCGTCGGCGGCTCCTCCCGCTGGTCGAACAGGCGGACGAAGTCGCGGAGCTGCAGCGCGCGGTCCGGCGGCAGGTGCATCGCCTGCTTCGTCACCGTGTCGATGAGGCCGATCGCGCCGTCCTCGAACTGCTTGACCATCAGGCCGCTGCGGCCGACGGCGGTCGCGGCCGGCGGGTCGTCGTGGAGGAGGCTCACGGCGCCGCCTTCCAGCGCACCTTGGGCGCACCGTTGCTCGACCGCGCCGGCGCGTATCCACACGGCCACACGATCCCCGCGCGCCGCGCTGCCTGCATCACCGGGCCCCACGCCTTCTCGTTCGGCGGCGCTGGCAGTCCGCGTGCCTCTGCCCATTCGCGCACGTCCTCGGCCATGAACGGCGACAGGTGCCGCGCGACGTACTCGCGCAGGTAGCCGAGTGCGAGGCGCTGCCACTCGGCGCCGGCGCTGCGCTCGACGCGCGCCATGCCGACGTCGCGGGCGAATAGCGCGAGGGACATCTGCGCGGCGGTCATGTCGGCTCGTGCGCCTCGATCAGCGCCTGCAGGTCTTCGGCTTCGGCCTCCGCCTCGTCCAGCTTGTCGCCTTCGAGCGCGGTGATGTAGCGCCGCAGCGCCTTCGGCTTGATCTTGTACTTCTCCGCCTGCGCCTTGCAGGCATCGCCGAACGCCTGCGTGAAGTCGGCCGCCGTGCGGCACGCCTGCCGGAGCTCGTCGATCACCGGCTGCGGAACCTGTCCGGGCCGCACTGCAAAGTCCGGGTCGAGGTCTATCTGCGTGCCGGGCGCGTCGTTCGGTGCGGTCATGCTGTGGTCTCCTGTTTCGTCGGTTCGTCGGCTGCGGCGGCCGCGGACTTGAGCGACGCGAGGTGCGGCTTGAGCGTCGCGCGCTGGGCCTCGGTCAGCGCCGACCACGCGGACTTGAGCGCGTCGGTGCCGTCGAGCGACGCATCGCGCAACCGCTGCAGCAGGTCGTCGGACGACGGCTGCGCGCCGCCGGATGCCCACGCGGCGATCGCGCGTCCGGACTCCTCGGTGATCGGCTGGCCGAGCGGGAAGAGCGCGCGATGCTGCTCCTGCAACTTGATCGGTTGCGGCACGCCCGGCGCGTCGGCGGTCAGCAGGAACGACGCCGTGAGCTCGTACGGCAGGTTCTTCTCGCAGATCGGGAGCCATCCCTTGAAACCGCCTGGGCCCTGCTTCGGAACGATCTTCATCTTGCCGTCGTCGCCGCGAACCATGTCGATCTTTTCCTCGGCGCGAAAGCAGAGGATCAGATGCGCGCGCACCTGGAGCAGCTTGGCGACCATGTGCTTGTGGCCCTGCTTCGGGCGAATCCACGCGGCCATCTTCACGGCCTCGCGCTTCTTCCAGTCGTCGCCGGCCATGCGGGTCAGTTCTTCTTCCTGCCAGTCGAGCACGCCGCCGTCGCCAGACCATTCGTGCGTCATGCTGTCGACGACGATCACCGGATAGCCGGCCGCGTCCGCCGCTGCGATGGCCTCGGCGTAGCGCTCCGGGCGAAACGGCGGCGCGAGGTCGCCGTGATCGAACCTGAACTGGTCGGCGTAGTGCTTCGCGCGACCGGCCTCCGTGTCGATGACGCAAAACGGCTTGTCGCCAGCGATGCCGGTCGCGAGGCGCATCGCGGTGAAGGTCTTGCCGGCGCCCGACGCCCCCGCCAATCCGATCAGCAGACCGACGTTCTCGCGCACGGCCGGGCGGAATGTGAAGCTCATGCTGCCTCCCTCTTGAACGGATCGCGCGGCGGGCCCCAGAGCTGCGACACGTCGTACGGAATGCCGTCCGCGCCGATGCCATTCCGCTCGTCCCAGCGGGCGCGCTCCCAGACCGGCATCTCTGGGTAACAGACCCTGCTCGGATACGCCGGCCACGTACCAGTCCGCACGCACTCCTGCCACTGCCGCAGACCGGCGCCGCACTTCTCGTCGCCCAGCTCGAGCCCAGCCGGATCGAGCCCGACCAGCGAGCACAAGTACGGCGGATCGATCTCCTGACACAGGAATACGTAGGACGGATCGACGCCGGTCAGCGCGCGGACGCCGCGCCGATACCAGGCGGCGGACACGTAGTAGCCCATGCTGACGAGCTGCGTGCGGCCCCAGCGATCCGGCTCGACGGACACGCCGCTCGTCTTGTAGTCGCAGATCAGCGCGCGGTCGGCGGTGATCTTGTCGGCGCGCAGCTTGCAGAGCGTCTCGCCTTCCTGCCAGACCATCGTCAGCTCGGTATCGGCGCCGTCCGGCGCGAACGCCGCGGCGACGGCCGGCTCGTGCTGTCCGGCCTCGCGCAGGAAGTGCGCCGCGGCCTCGACCATCGTCCGCACACGCTCGGCGTCGGCGACGAGGAGCGGAATCTTCCCAGCCGCTCGCGCCGCGTCGCGCGCCGTGCGGATCGACTTGTTCGTCCAGCCGTCCGGGATCGCGCCGGTTTTCTCGGCCGGATGGTCGGCCGGGTTGATCTCGGCGAGGCAGTCGTCGCTGCCTTCGAGCAGGACGGCGTGCGCGACGGTGCCGAGGTCGGTCGCCGGGCTGTCCGTCCGCGCTCGCTCCGGGTTGAGCCATGACTCGTACCAGGCGGCGCGCGGGCAGCGGTCGACGAGCGTGCGCAGGATGCCGGCCGACAGCGCCGGGATCGCGAGGTACTCGGCCATCGGCAGGCCGGGGTAGATGCCGGGCGCGCGGACCTCACCCACGGAGCGCCGCCTCCTGCGCCGTTTCCGCCGGCAGGGCGGCGACCGCGGTGAGCACCTGGGCGCGAGTGAGCGCTGCCATCTCGCCGGCCGCCTCGATCACCCCGTCCGCGGCGAGTTCCAGAATGCGCTGGGCCGCCGCTTCGCTGACCGGCACCTCGATCTCCGTCCCGTTGCCAGCGAACTTCAGGCGGCCGCGCAGGCCGCGCTTCGGGTCGACGTAGTCCGGCTTGCGCTCGATCACCAGCCGCTCGAGAATCATGCGGCCTCCTGCTCGCCCGCCGACTCGACCGCGACGCCGTCAGCGACCAGCCGCGCGACGTCGTGCGGCGTCGCGACCTTGACGTCGAACATGCCGGCGGCGACGTGGCGCAGCGCCTGCGCGGGCGTCGCGGCGTCGACGAGGTACTTGTTGCCGACGTCCTGACTGACGAGATAGATACGAGTGTTCATGCCTTCCTCTTCGTGATCGCGCGCAGCGGCGCGGGTTGCTTGAGCAGGTACCGCGGCGGCTCGGAATCGCGCTGCGGTACCTCGTGAATGCGGACGGCGGCGAGCGCGGCGTCGCGGGCGGCGAACGCCTTCGCGAGGCCGCATTTCGACCGCTCGATGTCGCGCTGGTAGTAGGCGACGGACATCTGCGCTTGGGCGAGGCGCAGGAGGCGGAGGAGGTCGCGCAACGACGTCATTCGATCGCCTTCACGCTGCGCGCCGCGAACTCTCCGCCGTTGCGGCAGGCCCGCGCCAAACGCACAAGCACGGCCGCCAGGTCTACGCACTCGTCGCTGATATCCATTAGCTTGTTGGACTGAATCGCCGCGCGCAACTCGTCCCATTCCTCGACGGCAACGCCTAGCGCTTCGTGCGTGGAGGCGAACGGACCGTAGCGCCGGCCAGCCGTGTCCATGCGCGTCTCGATTTCGTACAGGATGTCGTCGTGGGTCATGCCGCGGCCTCGTCGTCGAGTAGTAGTTCGTGGTTGTCGGCGTCGGCGCGGTGCCCAGCGGCCGCAATTTGCACGTTGCGCACCGCTTGCCGGTAGTAGCTCGCCTTCAATTCCGCGCCGATCCCGAACCGGCCCGCCGCGACTGCCGCGTAGACCTCCGAACCGACGCCCATGAATGGCGTCAGCACGACCTCGCCAGGATTGCTCCACAGGGTCAGGCAGCGGTCGATGACGTCGAGCTGCAGCGGATGGACGTGCTTTTCGTCGTCCGTGTCACGCGCCGCCTTGAACGGTAGAACGCGGTTCATCCGCACGTCGTCCCAGAACGCCGAGGCGTACTGTCTCCAAATCCAGTGCGAGAAGCGGTTCTCAGTTTGCTTTCCGGCCCAGCCGCGGTACTTCAGCACGTCCGACGGCGGGATGCGCTCGCCGGCATACTCCAACAGCCCGACCGGGTGCGCGATGGGAATCGGGTTCTCGCCATTACGGCGGAACACGAGCAGGTAGTCGGCGTTCGCCACGCTGCAACGCGACGAGTCGTCGACGATGGTCTTGTGCGCCAGCGATTTCTGGAGCGTGCGATTGCGCACGGCGAGCGGCTCTTTCCAGACCGCGTACCGAGCCACGTAGCGCCAGCCTTCGTTCTGGTGCAGGCGGATGATGTCGCCGGGGAAGTCGATCAGCGCGTCCGTTCCGCTGTTTCCGGTCGGCACGTCCATGCAATGCACGGCGGTCATCCGGCCGGGCACGGTAAGGCGCGCGATTTCGCGGACGACGAAGGCGTAGTGCTCGAAGAATTGTCCGTAATCGTCGCTGTTCGACAGGTCGCGGTCGCTGCTGCTGTAGTGGTACAGGCCGCCGAACGGCGGCGAGTACACCGACAGATGAACCGACGCGGCCGGCATCCCGCCCATGACCTCGATACAGTCGCCGTTGTAGAGCGCGAACTTCTCGCCAATCAATTGATCGTTGACAGCCACGGCGGCAGCTCCTGTTGACGGGTGAACGGCGAGGCACGATCAATGCGCAGCGCCGCATTCATTTCGGCGACAAGGTTTGAAAACATCTTGTCGGACTGCGCGGCCTTGCGCTGCAAGTTCTTCAGTACGCCGCGCTCGCCTTCTGTGGTCACGATGTCCACGCGCACCGGCGATTTCTGGCCGAACCGCCAGCAACGCCGGACGCCTTGGTAGTACTGCTCGAACGAATGCGACGGGAAGAACGTGACGTGCGCGCAGTGCTGAAAATTCAACCCCCACGCGCCGATGCGCGGCTTGGTCACCAGCACCCGAGCCTCCCCGCGCGCAAATGCCGTAAGGCGTTCCTCCTTGGCGTCGTCGGAATCCGATCCGCTAACCTGCACGGCGCCAGGAATCAACCGCTCCAGCAGGTCGCCTTCCTCGTTCAAGTGGCACCATACGAGCGCCGGCTTGCCGGTGTCAGCGACCAGAGACGCTACCTTTTCGCAACGGTCGGTAATCGTCATGCGGCGCTCTTCGCGCTGTTCTTTCAACCCGACCGCCGGCAGCGCGAACAGCATCCCATCACGCTGACGCGAAACATCGACCAGATGCTCGACCTCGTGCAGAGGCGGCAGAATGAAGGCGTCATCGGCATATCCGAGGTCGGACGGACGGCGCATCGCGCGCGCCCACGAACAAACCCAACGCCAGAACGGCGTCTCGGCGTGCCCTTTGAATCGCCATTTGATGACCTCGCCGCGCATCCGGCCTTGCGCGCTGTTGTTCAGGTCGTTCTTAAAGAACCGGTTGAGCATGTCCATGTGCCCGAGATACCCGAGCGCCTCGGACGAAGTACCCAACTCGATGTAATCGTTCGGCGCTGCGGTAGCGGTCGCCAACAGTCGGTAGCGCATCTTGCGCATGAACGCCGTGATTTCGCCGCGCCGCGTACCGTCGAACGATTTCAGGATCGATGACTCGTCGCAAACGCAGCCGACGAAATCGCCGGGGTCGAACAGGTGCAACCGCTCGTAGTTCGTGATCGTCAGCGCGCCCGCCGGCTTGCCGGTCTTGGATCGCGCCGCCTCGATGCCGAACTTGTCGCACTCTGCGAGCATCTGCGCGCCGACCGCGAGCGGCGTCAGGATCAACACGCGACCGCCAGCATGGCGCGCGACGCCATCGGCCCACGCAAGTTCCATCGGCGTTTTCCCGAGGCCGCAGTCGGCCATGATCTCGCCGCGTCCTGTGCGCAGCGCCCAGTCGACGAGCGCAGACTGGAACGGAAACAGGAACCCCGGCAGATCCTCGGGCGCAAACCCTTGCCGGTCGGCGCGCTGCGCCTTGTCGTCGAGGAATGCGGAGTACAGCATCAAGCCGCCTCCGGCCCGTCGTCATCGCCGAGCATGCTGCCGCGCCACGCCTCGCCCTTGCGCGGCCGACCAGGCGACGTGCGGCGCGGCTTGCCGTTCGAGCGGTTGAACGTGACGATGGTCGCGGTCGGCGGCGTCGGCAGCAGGAACTCGCGGATGCGCGCCTCGGGCTCGCCGGCGCCGTAAGGGCTCAACTGCTCGTGCACCGTGCGACCGTCGGCGAGAACGATCGCGTGGATCGTGTATGGCGCGCCCGGCGTCGGGCGGGTGCGGATGCTGTAGGCGGGCAGCGTCACCGGATCACCCCGACGACGTACAGCACGATCACCACGCAGCAGATCAGCAGCACGACGCGATCGCCGATCACCGCCCAATCCAATCCGTTCATCGCATCGCGCTCCAGATCCACAGCACCCAGCCAACGCTCGCCACGAACGCGCCGATCACCAGACCGCCGACGAACACCGCGAACACGCTCACGATTCGAGCCACCACAGGTAGACCGACAGGCCCGCCGCAGCGAGCGACGCGCCGGCCATGAACACGACGCCCGCGTAGAGCGCCCAGACGACCGCGTTTGCCAGCCACAGGCCGGCATTCATCACGTGCAACATCCTCACGATTCGACCTCCTGCGAGACCAGCCCGGTCCCAGCGCAGAACACGCAGCGGCAGCCGTAGCCGACGTTCGTTCCCTCGTGCAGCCCGAGCTCGTGCCAGCCGGTGCCGCCGCATGACCAGCAGCGGCCGGTGACGACCGGCGCGATGGCCGGGCCGGTGCGCTGCGGGCGCGGGTTGCCGTGGTAGTCCAGGACGACGCTCATTGCCCCTCCGTTCGTTCGCACTGCTCGCCCGTCCTACTGGCCTGCCGCCCTTAGCTACCGGCGCGGGGCCGGCTTTACGCGGTCGGGTTGGGCGAGGCGCCCTGCTCGGGCGTGTCGCTGATGAACCAGACGACGCCCCGAGTATTAAGCATGCTTACGCGCATGTCAATAGGCATGCTTAACGTCGCGGACGCAGGCGACGAACGGCGGACGTGAAAAAGCCCGCCGAGGCGGGCTACACGTCGGCCGCGGTCAGCGGGCTATGGCTGCCACCACCGCTTGCCTTGGCGCACCGCGGCCCGGGCGGCGCGCGCCTGCGCCTTGCGCACGCTGTCGGGCACGAGCTCACGCCGACAGTGCGGGCAAACGGACGCCTCGCGGTGGACGTACTCGCGGCAGTAGGGGCAGACCGTGTGCGTCCAGCCGCTGGGCGTCGGCTTCGATCGGACGACCGCGTAGATGAGGTGCAGCGGGATCGTGACGAGCAGCGCCAACATGCCGAACAGCAACGCGCAGACGTGCAGGATCAGGAACAGGAGGTGCCCCACGTCAGGCGCCTATGAGTCGCCCGCCTTCGGGGGGTCGGTCATGAAGGGATCGTCGCTGCCGGGCTTCCCTGTCGCGCGGCGCAGCACCTTCGCGAGCCCCTCGATCTGCGCGCGCCCCTCCTCGGACATCCCGCGGAACATGCTCACGAGCGTCTGCTCTCGCATCGAGCGCTCTGCCTCTGCCAACAGGACCGGACCTTTGTTTTTCATGATGTAGTCGGGATTGATGCCCGCGTCGCGCATTCTGAGCAGGGTTTCGGACGCTGGTCGGCGCGTCTTGCCGTTCTCCAACTGCGTGATGCTGGGAGGTTTCACCCCAAGCTGACGCGCGAACTCGGCCTGGTTCCATCCCTTGGCCTCGCGGGCCGCCTTGATCCTATCGCCGATGGTAGACATGCCTAACATCGTGCCGACGGACGGCGAAAGCATGCCTATTGCGTTTCGGTTAGGCATGCTTAATAATTCGGGCTATGACACCGACCGACCTCGTCGCGCACTTCCAGAGCATCGCCGAGGCCGCGCGTGCCCTCAAGGTGAGCGCGCCGAGCGTCTCGCAGTGGATCAGCGCGGGCGAGATCCCGATCGACAGGCAATGCCAGATCGAGATCGTCACGCATGGGGCGCTGCGCGCCGATCGCGACGAGTCCGGGATGCCAGTGAAGCGCGATCCGCGCACGGCGGCTGCGGCATGACGCGC